GCCCGCCAGATCCGCCGCTATACGCTCGATCTTCGCGCCCGCCCAACTGCCAGGCGAATTGATCGCCGAACAGTCGACAAGGTCGGCCGTCTTGCTGCGCCCCTTCACGCCGACAGAGATCTGCGTCGCGTCGTAGTTGATAGGCGTCGCATCGACATAGCCCGTCAGAATGCGGTCATTGCCGATGAACACCTCGCACACGTCACCCGGGCGAATGCGCCGCGGGATGTCCGTCTGTCCTGGCCACCGGTCTGTCACGCTCAACTCGAAATCGCGTGCCTGCCGCTCGATCCCCGCCGTAATGGACACGGACTTCCAGCCGCCGTACTCCTTGTCATTCACGATCAGGCGTACGGCGTTCGGATCGGTCGTCATGCGGAAAGCACCTTGATAGGCGCAACCGGGATGAAGCCTGGGCGCCGGATCTTGTTCATGTTCACAATTTCTGCTTCGCGCGACACGTCCTCGAACTGGTCGTATGCCGTGACCAGACCAGGCATCACCGATACCGGCGTGATCGTCTTCAGACGCGCGCTCTGCGAGAGGCGACTGGTCACGTCGGCATACACCGCCGCGCGCGCGTCCTGAAGAGCCACATAGACGGGATCTGAGACGCTCAGACTCTCGTTATCGAGCGCCGCCGTCACGTCGTCGCGAACCTTCACTGCATCGTCGTAGATCGGCATGTCCATCGTCGTGGTCATGCCCACCGCCTGCACGAGCATCGCCTGACTGAACAGGTGATTGATGGCCGCCGAATTCACAGCAGACTGCGCACGCGCCGCGCTCACACCAGATGGCACCTGTGCGCTCGCGCGGTCGCTGAAAGTCCGGCTGAGCGACGTGAGCGCCGCCACCGTGTCGCCATTGCGCGACGACGCGCCACCGAGCCCGAAAAGACCTTCCACCGACTGGAAGACAGATTCGCCGCGCTTGAACAGCCCGAACACCGTGTCGGCCATCTTCACCGCATCCGGGATCAGCGTCGCCGCATTCTCCTTCAGCACGGCGATCGGGTTGTCTATAAGCGCCTTGATGTTCGACGTCGCGTTGTTGATGAGGTCAAGCCCATCATTGAACGTCGAAACAGCATCATCGAACACCGACGACGGCTTGGCGTTCACATCGAACTTCTTCACGAAATCGAACGAGCCCGCGTCCTGCAGGTTGTCAGCGGCCGCAAGCGCCTTCGAACCGAGCGAATCGACTGCACCCGGGAACGTCAGTTCGCCAGCCTCGACGAACGAGAGCTGCAGCGTGCACATTCCGCCGTTCTGCTTGCTGTGCGACACGCGCGCCGGGTCTTTCAGCGAGACCTTCAGCTCGCCATACCACGGATGAATCAGCGTGCCAGGGCCTTTCGTCTCCAACGCTTCGAGCAGGCGGTCGCGCTTGTCGAGATAGTCGTCGCCGATCAGAAAAGCAGTGATCGAAAACTCGCGCGTCGCGCGGCCGTTGTCTTCCGCATACGGCTTGTCGCGCTGCGGATACTCGTGCACGACGGTGCGCCGCCCGAACGTGCCGTCGTCGGATTCAACCTCGAACGGCACGCCGCGGAACGACGCCGCGACCATCCTGTCTTTCCATGCCATGATCAGAGCGCCAGTTGACTGCGATACCCAACATCAGGGTTGATGGACAGCGCCGGCTGATTCGAGCGGCCCGGGTCAACGCGCATACCCGGCGGGGCGTCCTCGAACCGCACCGTCAGTTCCCCGTTGAGCTTCGCTGCGCCTTGCTGCCCCAGCGCGTTCGACAGCGGCCCGTTGCCGCCCGCCACAGACACGCCGGCCGCTGCCGGGTTCGCCGGCGCAGCGTTCAGCACGCGTGCGCTCGCCTGCGCCGGTTGCGGCGGACCACCAGAAAAGAAATTACCAATCGCGCCGAACACCGTCTTGCCTGCGTCGAGAATCGGGTTGATGAAGCCCTTCACGCGATCCCAAAGCCCGGAAAAGTACGTGACGATCGGCTCCCAATTCTTCACGATCAGACCGAGCGGCGTGAAGTTGAGCAGCAGCGACTTGATGAAGTCGAAGGCCACCGAAACAACAAACTTGATGCCGTCCCACAGCTTTGCCATCCACGGGCCAATGGTTCCCCAGTTGTCGTAGATGAGATACGCGACTTCGGCGATTGCCGCGACGGCCGCAATAATCGGATTCACGAGGAACGCGCGATTCAGCACGAACAACGCGCGCGCCACGACCGCGATACCCGTGCCAAGAAGCGGCAGCACATAAGTTCCAATGCGCAGGAACACCGCCGCGAGCTGCACGCCCGACGAAACCGGCCCAATAAGCATCAGCGCGCCGATTCCCATCAGTACGTTTCGCAGCCCGCCAACCTTCTGGATGAACGCGTCGATGCCGTCAACCACCTTGATGATCGCCGAGCCGAGCTTTTCGAATCCACCAGATTCGACCCAGCCTTGAAACGCCTTTGCGACACGCTCGATGTAACCGCCGATCTTCTGCTGCAGCAGTTCCTTGTTCGCACCGATCCATTCGGATACCGACTTGACAGCCGCCATGATCGACGGCGCGGCGTTCGCGAATACGGCCGCGATCTGCACTTTCACCTGACGTGACAGCAAACCGAGACTGTCGCCCAGATCGTCCAGCTTCCCGGTTGCATCGGACGAGAGGACGGCGCCGAGCCGCTTCGCGTCGTTCATCGCGTCGGTTAGCGCCTTGCTGCCGCCCTTCAACGTCGCAATCATCTTCGCGCCGGCCTTGCCGAACAGTTCCATCGCGATGCGCGTGCGCACCGCAGGGTTCTCGTTCTTCTCGAAAGCCGCCGCCAGTTGCGGGAGCACCGATTCGACGCTGCGAATCTGCCCGTTGGCGTCGCGCAGCGGAATGCGAAGCTTGTTGAACAGATGCAGCAGGCTATCGTTCTTCCCAGCACCCGCCTCGGCTAGCCCCTTATTCAGTTTCGTGACGGACTCGATGAAGTCTTCGCTCGAGACGCCGCTCGCTTCGAAAACCGTTTGCATCGACTGGAGTGCTTCGATCGCCACCCCCGTCTTGTCCGATGCATCCTGCAATGCGCCCGCGTATTCGAGCGCCCCCTGCGCCGCGTGGAGCGCGCCATACCCGATCGCCGCAAAACTGAGCGCTGCCGGAATGCCGACACTGCCCAGCAAGCCACGACTTGCGCTACCGAGATCGCGAAAGGTCTTGTGCGTGGCATTGATGCCGGTGCGGACCTTCGCGAGCGTCGGCGAGATCTTGTCGACCGCGCTGAGAATCGCTTTGAGCTGGAAAGAATCAGCCATCGTCGGGCCTTTGTTTTTCGGCGATGCGCACGGCGTGCCGTTCGAATTGCAGGAAGCGGCGCATTGACAACGCCATGACGTCGGCGGGGCTCATGCGCCAGAAGTAGGCGAGATCGAACACGCGTTCCTCGAATGCCTCGCGCTCGCGCGCGGCCGCCTCGGCGAGCGCGTCGCTGTCGTCATGCACGGCGCTACTCGATCGCGCCCTGAGCGGCCTGCTCGGCGTCGTCGCCCTGACCGAAGAAGCCCATGATCAGACCTTGGAACTTCGACAGGTCGCCGACCGTGAGTTGCTTCACGGACGACATCGGGATCTTCGCGAGACGGCTGATGTAGCGCCCGGCCACCTTCGGGCGCAACTCGACGCCCTGCCCGTCGTCGGACTGCACGACGAGATACGGGAAGCCGAGTTCCATCACGTCTTCGGCAGTCGGCTCGCGCATGTCGAGTTCCGTCACGTCTTCGCCGTGCGCGCTGATCGCTTTCGAGAGCGTTACCTTCATTGCCAGATTCCCTTCGTGCCGTTGAATTCGAGGTCGATTTCGCCGTCCTCGCCCTTCGCCGTCGGCTCGCCGACCATGAACGCGCCCGACAGGGTGTACACCTTGCCGTTTGCGAGTTCGGCGGTGATCGTCATGTCGGTGCCCGACGTCAGCTTGTCGATCGGGAAGTCGGGCATGAAGATCGCCGTGAGCTTCACAGACGGCGTACGCGTCGTTTCCTTGATGCCGACGACGCCGCGCGTGCTGGACACAGCCTCGCGCGTCACGTCGCCCACCGTGCACTCCATGCTGCCCTTGACCTCCAGCTGATCGCCGTCGACCTTGCAGAAGCACGTACCTGCTACACGCTTACCCATGTGCTACCCCTTAGTATTGAAGGCGGAACTGCGCCAGGACGGCGAAGACGCGCAACTGGTTGACGAGGTCAGGCGGGAACAGCACATCCAGCCGGTTCGGGTCATTCGCGTTGCGCTCGACGATCAGGTTCGCAGCGAATGCAGCGGCATTCTCGACCAGCCCTTCGTCTTCCATCGACGCATACTCGGATGCGAGCTCGCCGCGGATCACGCTCGGCGTCACGATCGCGGCGCCTGCGCCGAAGCTAGTGCCATCGTCGGCCAGCTTGTGGCGCGGGTACTTCGTCGTGATCACGCTGCGCAGCCGGCGGATGATCGCCGCCAACTGGTGCATCGTCTCGCTGTCGAGATACGACGGATCGGCCTGATTCCAGAGGTTCTTCTGGTAGGTCGTGATCGCGCGCTCGACGCGCACCACACCACCCGCCACGTAGCTCGTCGCGATACCCGACGACAGAAGCGTCTGACGCTCGGTCTGGATGAAGCGGTTGCTCGCGGGCGCCGGCAGGATGCCCGTCAGTTCGCCCGTCTGCGTCGGGCGCGCCGGATCGGCAGCGATGAACACTGCGTTGCGCGCGCCGTACGCGGCTGCGTATTCCCAGACCGGATTCGGCACGAGCGTCGAGACGCCCGCGACCGTCGCGTGCTGATCGTTGCGCGCCGTGCCGGCGGCCTGCAGCGTGGCGAACGAGCCGCGCAACGCCGAATACACATGGCCGAAGATCTGCCGGTTCCACGCCCAGCGACCCGTGGTGTCGTTCATCGTCGTGCGGAACAGATCGAGGTTCGTCGTGTCCGCATACGGGTGGATGATGAAGTCGTACTCGTCGTCGCCCATCGCGGCGATTGCGCTCGTCAGCGACGGCGCAGCGGTGCCGCCGTTCATCGCTGTGATTGCGACGGTGATACCTGCCGGCGTGACTTCGCCCCCCTGCGCGCCGAGATAATTCGTCTGCAGCAACAGGTCGTTGCCGAGTGCGCCCTTGTGCTTCGCCGTGAGCGTCACCGTGCCCGTTGCGGCAGCGGCCGTGACCGGCAGGTCGGGGTTTGCATTGATCGCGGCGGCGAGCGCGGTCGCGACGGTCGCAGCGGTGTCGCTCGCAGCGACAGCGGCTTGCACACGGTCTTCGCCGATGTATGCGCTCAGCGTGCCCGCCTTCGTCGCGGTGCCAGTGAGTGCGAACGCGCCGGTCGCGGCCACGCCTGCGCCCGGATCGTCGACGGCGATGCACCAGACTTCGCCGACGGCGTCATTCTGGCGATAGATCGCATGCATGCGTGCGAGCATCGAGCCGACGCCGAACAGGTCTTTCGCCTGATCGGTGCGCGACACGAGTTGCGGCACGTTCGACACGCCGCTGCCCGCTGCCAACTTCTGCCCGATGAGCAGCGTTCGGACGGACTGCGAGAAATAGCCAGCCTGGCTGTTGTCGACTTCCGCATAGAACAGCGGAACGCGCACGTTTGCCGGAATGTTTGCGAATGGCACGCTCATTGTTTCGATCCTTTCTTGTCGGACAGCGTTTCGACAGCGTCAGCCGCTTCCACGGTCACATCGCCATCCAACTCGCGACGCAGCCAGTACACGTTCGGCTCGACCTCTCGGCCTTCTTCGGGCAAATAGCCCCCCTTCTCCGGGTCGGGCACCTGCCGACCGGATACCGGTTTGACGTACATGGAGAACTCCTAGGTTTGCGGGAGGTCGATCGTTGCGCCTGTCTCGGCGCGGCCATCCGGCCCGGGAGATCCGCCTTGATAGGCGTTCGGGTCGTCTGGGAAATCTTCTTTCGGGTGATTCGGGTCCGCCGGGTCGATCGCATCGACCTTGATGTTCACGCCCTCGAACGGCGGCAGTTCGTTATCGCGCACCCACTTCCACGTGTCCTCGTAGCCGATGTCGTAATCGGCCTTGAATTCGAACTGGTAGTAGAGCCGCGCGCGATCGATCGACAGAAGCGAGCCGCCGTCATATTCGATCTGGTCGTAATCGTCGCCCGGTTCCCATCCAGCAAGCGCGCTGAACAGGATCTTGCGCATGTCATGCACGCCCATCGCGGCGCTCTGCCCGCGCTCATCAGCGAGGTTGCTCAGCACGACGACCACCGCGAACCGGTCTTCGACCGTCTGCTGATAGCCGTTGCTGCTTTGTTGCTGGTCGGGATTCTCGTCGAGCGGAATCACGTAAGCAGCCGGGACGGTCAGGTTCGACGCCTCGGGCAGGATGCTGAAATTCGCCGCACCCGCGACGCGCTGCCCGAACAGCGGCACCCGCTCGCGAAGATGCTCGATAACGGCGTTCAGATTCATCGTGGGATCAGCGCGTCTTTCAGCGCATTCCTGATTGCGTTTTCGGAAACCTCGCGTCGCCGCGAGAGCGCTTCCGTCATGTAATTCCCGCGCGGCTCGATACGCCAGCCGTTCTGCGAGCGTGCGGCGGTCTCGGCCGCTCTCGCTCCGCGTCGTCGCCTGTTGCTCTTACCAACGCCCTGCCCTGCAGCAAGCTTGCCGAGCGCGCGGCCTTGCCGCACACCGAACCAGAGGTACGCAGGATAGAAGTCCTTGCCCATCTCTGCCGTCTTCTGCGGCGCGATGCGCACGAGGAAGCCTGACCGGCTAACCTTCGGCTTGATGCTGCGCCAAAGCGTGCCCGTGTCGCGGCCCGGATAGTCACCGGCCTCGGAAATCGCGCGCCGCGCCACAAGCCGCCGCGCCTCCTTCTGGATGTCGCGCCCGCGCGCGCGCATCACCTTGCGGATCTTCTTCTTGTCGAAGTCGATCCGCGAATGTCCCGTCCACCCTACGTGGACTTCGACGCCATCGCTCATATCGTTCCCAGCAGTTCCGTATCGATTGCCAAGCGATCGCGGCGCCCTTCGAGCGCGATCGTGCGGCGCACGCGATAGCGAAGACTCAGATGCTCAATCACGTGCTCGCCCGTGATCGTCACCTCGTTAATCTGGTTCGAGCGACGCACGGTGAAACGGTGCGTGACGGGCGTCTCGGTTTGCTTCGAACCGAAGAAGATGCCGCTCGACACCGGATCGATGCGCGCCCAGACCTTCACCCCAGCGTCGAATGTCTGCTCGATGCCGAACCCGGAATCAGGCACATCCTGCCAGCGCCGAATCAGCACGCGCTTATCGAAATCGCCAATGTCCGTCGGCATCACAACTCCGGATCGCGCCAGCGATCAAGCAAGCCATCAGAGAATCGGTCGGGCGCGCCGAAGCGCTGTACCGTCATCGACGATTCCCGGTTTTCGTATAGCGAGCCGAGTTGCAGCTTCATCCACGCGACCACCGATTTCGGCACCGCGTCGGCCTCGAACGCCCCGCATTCGAAAGTCACCACGACGTCGGTGCCGCGCGGCCAGCTATCGGTCGGGACGAGATGAGAGCGCGAGACGAGGCGGTATGCGCTCGTCTGCATCGTCACAGTCGCGCCAGTCTCATCGACATAGGTCACGCTCGTGACGTTCTTCACGTCCTTCCACAGACGCAGGCGGCCGCACGGGAAGGCGTCGCCGCGCGCCTCGCATGTTTGCGTCAGCAGCGGACGCTGAATCTCTTGCTCGGCGCGTTCGCGCGCCGCGACGATGAATCCCTCGATCTCCGTGTTGTCATCGTCGCCGTCGACGCGCAGATGCAGCTTCGCGTCTTCCAGCGAGATCGCCTCTTCGGTCGGCGGGACGGTGACATACAGTTGCACGGAGTTACTCCTTCTTGAGCGATTCGGCGTACTTCACTGCTGCGGGTTCGTCGTCGACTGCGCCGTGCTGCTTCGCGGCCTTCAGCGTTTCCGCGTCGAGCACGACGACATCGTTCGGCACGCCGTGTTCACAGTGGGTCAGCACACGCACCTTCGTGCCCTTCACCACGGGCTTCTTGTCGCCCGGCTGTTCCTTCTTGTCATTCTGATCTTCCGTGACTTCCGACATGTTCGTCTCTCCAAAGCAATTCGAAGAGAGCGGCCACCGATGGCCGCTCTTCCCGGTTCAATCGAAGCGGCTTAGGTTGCGGAGTTCTGATAGAGCTTGACTGCGCCGCCGACGTCGATCAGGTTGCCGCCCTGACGGTTGAACGCGACGAAACCGACCTGGCCGTTCAGCGTGAACGCCGAGTCGGTCATGCGGAACAGCGTCAGGTCCATGACTTCGCGAATGATGTACTTCGAGAAGTCGCCGAATGCGATGGACTTCGCATTCGCGGCCATCACCGGCATTTCCTGCGAGATCACGATCTCGCGGCCGAGCAGTCGATCAGGCGCGCCGCCCGGATTGCCCTGCTCGTAGCCCGGAACGAAGATCGGGCGATTCTGCGAGTCCTTGATCTTGCGAATAACCTTCAGCGACTGGTCATTCAGCATGTACCGCGCATTGCCGCGATACACCGGGTCGACGCTGTGCTCGAGGTCGACAAGATCGTCATAGATGACGCTCAGCGTTTGACCCGTCGTGCCCGTCTTGCCGACCGTTGCACCCGTCACCAGACCCGTCGGCTGCGACGTGCCCGTGCCGACCGTGAAGTGCGATGCGGTGATGCGGCCGATACGCAGCGCGAGCAGCGCCTGAACGTAGCCTTCCAGGTCGAACATGCTGTCCTGAATTAGCTCGAACGGCAGCGCGATCTTCTTCGACGAGTACTTGTACACGTCGAGCGTCTTGTTGCCGAAGGTCGTGTCACCTGCCGAGACTGCCGTGTTCTGACCAACGATTTCACCCACTTCAGCCGTTGCGTCCGCCGTCGGAAACTGCATCTGCGCGCCCGTCCCGGTCGGCAGAATCGTCGCCACGGAGCGGATGCCGCCAAACGCCTTCATCGCTTGCGCGAGCTGGCGGTAGTACTCGAGGGCGACCGTATAGCCGCCTTCCGAGCCGGTCGTGGTGGACATTGCAGCGCGGATGTCCGGCGTCTGGCGCGCGCGCATGGCGTTGAGGTCTTCGGCGACCATCGAGCTCAAACCGCCGCTCAGGTACGCGCGCATTGCGCGCGATTCCTCGCTCTGCGCACCGGGCGTGCGGGTGAAATGATTCACCAACCCATCGGTGTTGCCCGATGCAGCATCCGCGGCGATACGCGCCATGAAGCCTTCGTGGCGCTTGATTTCAGCATTGACGCGGTCGAGTTCAGCCATGCCATCGTCATAGGCCTTCTGCTGATCCGCACCCCACTTATCGCCCTGGTGGTTTTCCATCAGGTTGCCGATGTTCTTCGCGAGTGCGTCACGGCGCTCCCGCAGTTGCTGGATACTCATGCCTTCTCCTGTTGAGGAAATAAAAAAGCCGCCCGATGGCGGCTTCTATCGAACGCGGGAGCGCGTCAGATTCGTTGCTGCAGATCCAATTGGCGGCGCATCGCGGCGAAGTCCGGCGTCGCGTGCTGCTCGATAACCGGCTCGGCCTTCGGCTCGGGTTCCGCCGGCGGATCAACTTGTTTCGGCGGCTCGGTTTTCGCCTTCGGGGCATTGCTGTACGCGCTCAGATTCCACGCCGATGCCTGCGCTTTCTCGGCAGGCTGCGCGATGCGATCAGCAAAGCCGTTCGCGATCGCCTCGTCTGCGTTGAACCACGTTTCAGCCGTCATCCACGCCGCAATGTCGTCGACGCTCTGCCCGGTTCGCGACGCATAGGTGTTCACGAGCGAGCCGTCGATCTTGTCGAGCAGATCAGCCTGACTACGCATGTCGTCGGCGTTGCCCATCGCGATCGTCCACGCCTTGTGGATCATGAAGAAGCCGCCTTCGGAGATCTCGATCTCGTCGGCCGCCATCGCGAGGAAGCTTGCGGCGCTCGCCGCGAGACCATCGATGTGCGCGATCACCTTCGCCGAATGGCCGCGGATCGCCGCTTCCATCGCGCGCGCGCCGAACACATCGCCGCCCGGCGAGTTGATGCGCAGGTGAATCGTGCTCGCCGTGATTTCGGCCAGCTGCTTGACGAACGATTGCGCGCCGACGCCGCCCCAGTAGTCATCGGAGACGATCACGTCGTACAGGTAGACGGTTGCCTCGTCACCTTCCGTGTTCGCCTCGATGCTGAAGCGGCGCGGTGCCTGGCGGTTCTCATTCAGCAGTTGCAGGATCCGGTTCGGGCGCATTCTGTGTTGCCTCAAATGTGGGAAGTTGATCGCCGCCATCGATCGGCGGCAGGTTTTCCATCCGGCGCACCTCGTTGACGGTCAGCCACGCGGGTTCGCCGGCGCGACCAAGGCCGATCCGGTATCCCTCGTTGCGCGACTTGAAGTCGCCGCGCTCAAGCGTTGCCGCATTGAATTCAACGAAGTTGCGGGCCGTCTTGAAGAGCTTTCGGTTGATCTCCTGCTCAATCTTCACGAGATGCCGCTGCAGCGTGTACTTCACGAAGCCGATACCCATCTGCTCGACACCGCTACCCCAGCTCGTCGTCTTGTCGGTCTGGCCGATCATGAACGGCGGCACACCGAAGATCCGCGCAATGTCTTCGACGCTGTACTTCTGGTTTTCCAGAAGCTGGGCGTCTTGCGGAGACATGCTGATCTCCTTGACGTCCATGTTGTTCGACAGGACGACCGGCGCAGTGCTATTTCGAGCGCCCGAGTACCGCTCAAGCCACTGGTTTCGCAGCTTGTCGATCTGCTCGGAGTTCAGCTTCTCGCCCGCCTTCAGCACGAGATCAGGACGAAGGCCGCCATCGAGCATCGTTTCCGATTGCTCGCCGCTTGCCATCGCGATCGACACCGCCTGACGCAGTACGTGCCGAATCTGCGACATGCCGCGTTTGCCATCGAATCCCGGGCCGGGCACGTGGATAACGTCGTCCTGATCGAGAACGACAGTGCCCCACCGCGTGTACTGGATGTACACGAGACGATCAGGCGCGATCTCGCGCACCTCGACGCACAGAGGGTGCATCGGCTCAAGCCATTTCACGTCCGGCGAGTACGGCGAGACGCGGTGAATGCGGATGAACATGTCACCCTGCAGCAACAGGGACTGCGAGCAGAACTCCCACGCGACCGGAGCGGCCCAGCGCGGGTGCATCTGCTCATTGAGCAGCCACCACAACGGCGGGCGATACTTCCGACGGCTATCGCCATCGGTCTGGTACGTTTCGAGCGTCAGACTCGCGATTGCGCCACCGATCAGCGACACGCTCGCATATACGGCAGACGTGCTCATCGCGCTGCGTTCGCTGATCGCGCGACCCGGGCCCATGTGACCCGTCAGCCACGAATATGCTTCGGTGCCGGGCGTGATGCCCGACACCGGCACTCCCTCTGCCTGGACGCGAGCGGCTTGCCGCTTCGCGCGCCATTCGGTCAGGATCGACGATCCTGCCGATGCGGCGTGCTGCTCGTTGTTCCGTGGCTGTGTCATAGGGCGATAATTTCCGGGTCAGCGATTTCTTCATCGAGCATCGCGCGACCGATCGCCACAATCAGCGCAACAGGTCCGTCGATCTTTTGCTCATCGCGCTCCTTGCGCGGATAGATGTTGTCCTTGGCGTCGAGCTTCGCGACAACATTGCTCACCATCCACGTCATTGCCGGACAGTTGCCGTGCGCGAGCTTGCGCTCGATCACCAGCTTTTCGGTTTCCTTCATCGGCTCTGACATGTTCCGCACGGTCTGGCCTACCTCGACCATGACAACGCCTTCGTTCGTCATCTCCTGAGAGAACTGCGTTGCCTGGAACGGATCGTAGGCAACCTGCACGACGTCGAAGCGCGTCACGAAGGTCCGGAGATCCTCCTTGATGAACTCGTAGTCGATCACCTCGCCGTCTGTCAGCGTCATCACGCCGTCCAGATGCCACGACTGATAGAGCTGCGCGTTGTTGTCGGCCTGCTCGAGCACGCGCTGTTCGGGCGCGTAGTAGCGTCCGTGTACGTGCCACAACGGATCGTCATCGGTCGGCGAGAACACCGCGACGAGCGCGGCGATGTCCACCTTGCTCGCAAGGTCGAGCGCGATGTAGCACTTGCGCCCCTCAAGTTCCGCGAGCGTCTTGCGAGGCGGGCATGCAGCCCACTTCAGCATGTTCATCCAGCCGTTCTTAGCGCCGACCCATTCGTTCAGGTGCTTCGTGCGGAACGTCGCCTGCTTGCTCGCCGACTGCATCGCGTCGCGCTGCCGCGCGCGCAGAAAGTCGCCATCGATCGAGATGTCGAAATTCGGGTTTGCCTTGACGAGCGCCGCTTCCGTCGACCAGTCGTCGCCGTCGTCGATCGTGTAGATGACCGCCCACAGTTCCGGGTTGTCGACCGTGCCTTCGAGCATCTTCTGGCAGTCTCGGTCGAGCTGGTAGCACGGGCCGCCGATGTTCGAACCGGCGGTCGTGATGACAAGCATGATGGGCTGATCTCGCGCGCCCATGCCGGTTTCCATCGTGTCGAACAGACTGGTGTCCGGATGCTCGTGATACTCGTCGACAATCGCGCACGACGGGCTCGAACCATCGCCCGGCTTTCCTATCACCGGCTCGAAGCGGCTGCCGTCGGCAAGCCGCACCATGTTCGACGCGTTGACCTCGACCGCAAATGCGTCTTTCAGTTCGGGCGTGCGATCGACCATCAGCTTCGCCGGGCGGAACACCTCCCAGGCCTGCTTCTCCGTCGTCGCGCCGCTGTACACCTCGGCGCCGAACTCCCCGTCGGCGGTGAACATGTACAGCCCAATGCCGCCGGCAATGATCGACTTGCCGTTCTTCCGCGGCACGCGGAAGTAGATCGTGCGATAGCGGCGGCGCCCGTCTTTCTTGCGCACCCAGCCGAACGGGATGCCGATGCCGAACTTCTGCCACGGTTCGAGCTTGACGTTGCTGCGCTTCGCCGCCCATTTGCCCTTGGTATGGGGCAAGAGCTGCAGGAATTTGATGATCCGCTCGGCCTTCGCAGGCTCAAAACGATACGGAAAATCGCGGTCACGCTGCTTTTTCAGGTCGTCCAGATGTCGCTGGCAAGCGAGTTTGACCCACTTGCAGGCGACGATCTTGCCCTTCACGACATCCCTGGCGTACTGTTCCGCGGCTGCAACGTGCGGAAAGTCTGCCTTTTTCATAGGTCGTCGAAGGGATTCTTCGTTGGTTTCTTGCCCCCGCCGCCGACTTTCGCGCGATCAGATGGCGAAAGTCCCATCTTGCCGAGCATCGCCTCCAGGCGAGCCAGCCGCGCAGCAGGAAAGTCGAGCCAATTTACGCGTTGCTCGGCGAGCAGCCGCGATGCGAGTTCCAGGATGAATCGATCAGAGTTGCGCAGCACATCGACCGGTGCGTTCGCAACAATCTCGCGCCACGCGGCGGCCTCCTCATGCGTGAAGTACGCAGGCGGTTCGCCAACCGGGCCGGTCGTCTCCGCGTCCTCACGGGCACGGCTCGGGTTCTTGTCGAACGCGCCGCGCAACGCCAGAACGTTCGTCGGTGTACGCGGTCGAGCCATCGTCGAAGCTTTCAAATAGCATTCAAATCCGGCCGATTGTTGCAGACCGACCAAAATGCGAATTTTGTGGAAATAAGAAAATGGCTAGGCGAGCGGTCAGGAGGCCATGCGGCTCAGACTTTTGGGCCACCCCTACCTTGCAAACCGTCAAATCTGTAAGGAAGCGCACCATATACGTGCATCTAGCCGAGCCGCTCACGGGCCGTCTTCGCCTTGTGGCAGGGCTCGCAGATCGACTGCAGGTTGCCATCGTCGTCCGTGCCGCCGTCGGCTTTGGCCTTGATGTGGTCAACCTGCGTCGCCTCGGTCACACGACCTTTGCGAAGACAGACCTGACAGAGGCCGTGATCGCGATCGAGAATCCATTTGCGCTTGCGCTGCCACGCGGCGCCATAGCCGCGCGCCGTTGTGCTGCCCGTCCGATCTTCACGCTTGCGCCAGTTCGATGCCTTGTGCGCGTGCGCATCGCAATAGCCATCAGTGACCAACGCCCGGCAGCCGGGCTGCTTGCATGGGCGTAGCGGTCTCGATGGCATGACGAATAAAAAAGCCCGATGGTTGGTCGGGCAAGTCTGCGACTCTCATCGCAGCGGAGACGTTAGTTACGAGGATGTCGGAACTATTGCCGATCGTGCTCACGAGTCAGGCATTGTTCCGGCTATCCGGAATTTAGTAGTCCTCTCAGCCAAGCCAACAACCCGTTCGCCGTTTGTGTTGGCGCGCTCAGCCAGCCTAGCCGGCAGTCTTTGGCTTGGATCAGAGGCCAGTCCGGATGTACTCTGCGACGCCGACCGTCGCGTGACTGGCAAAGAGTGAGATTTACATTTCGGCGCTCCAACGCAAAAAGCCCGCCGTCTTTCGACTAGCGGGCTTCGTTTTCTTTGGACGCAACTGTGCACGCGAATTCTGACCCAGTTCGAAAAAGTTTACAAGGAGGCCTTTTTTCGAAATCTTTTGCGATCAAACGCGAGCCGCAATCAGGCGGCGAATTTCGTCAATCTCAGCACCTCCAATTTTGCCAGACTGGTGGACATCTTCCTCCGAGCGCTTCATCAAGCCGCGCTGTACGAACATCGGCAACAGGCGCGCTTTGGCAGCCAGATACGTCGCATGCTGATTGCCAGCCCGGCCGCTGCTCCATACCGTATGACCAGCGTCTTTGTTCAGCATGCTCACAGAGATTGCCGCGCGCTGCTCAACACTCAGCGAGTCTACGCAGAGCTGCACCTGTTCAGATCGTAGGTTGCCCGATCCATTGTGAGCCGATTCGTCATCTTCATCTTCGCGCGTCGGCGTCATATAGCCACCGCAGGTATGGTCTGCCGAGCAATACCAATGCGATAAGACGTCATTGTTCGATTCACGGATCTGCCAGCGATACCAGGTCGAGAGCAGCTCTTCGATTTGTTCGCTTTCGTCGAATGTCATGGTTTCCCCGGAGTATTTTCCGTTACGCATCATCCCGTGGATGTTGCCCCGCGCTTTATTAGTTGCAGTCACGTCGATCAGCATCAGAACACCACCTTGAAATGGATGCCGTGATAGAACAGCCAATTTACAAGCGACGCACGCAGATCCGCATTGCGCGGGAAGGGATACTCGACCTGCAACCCGCCAACGCCTTCCCATAGTTGCCCGCTGAATGGCGCGCCATCGAACGCGACGATCTTTGCATCGGTGACCTCGTCGACATGCTGACGGCTAGTTGCTATCAGGCTGTCGGGTACGTCGGCCCAATGGATGTATGCGTGTGCGCTCATCATCAAACTCCGTAGCGTTTTTGCGTCGCGAGCGCCTTCTCGCAGGCCTTGCAGCGCGGAAAGTTACCGGCGAGGAACAACTCCGAATCGACGGCTGATACGCGGCCGCAGAGCGAATGCCGATCTCCCCAGCGATTCAGATCGCCGCGCATCCAATGCACTTTGTCGCCGCCGAACGCCTTCAGCGCCCATTGCGGAAAGCCTCGCCCTTCTGCCGCGTTGCCGCTGAAGAATCCCTCGCGGATACGACCGTCGACAAACACAGCAGGCTGCATCTCGCCGGGCACGATCGGCGTGAGTCGAATGACGCCCTTCATTCCGCCTCCCTGACATCCCACTCAAGATCGCCGCTCGCGAGGAACGGCCTCAACGTTTTCAGATGCGATGCTGTCCATACCTGCACGCGCAATGTGCCGTCGGGCTGAAACGGGCCAAGCGCGAACTCGCGAACGTCATTCGGCACGATCACGTCGGCGTAGATGAAATGCCCGCGCGCATATTTGTCATGCGACTGACGCTCCGGGCCGATCAGGCGAACAGCCATGAACCATCCACCGTAAGAGTTGTTCTGCCGTCGACCGCGAACCCGGCTCATCGTCTTCACGGGAATATTCGCGAACACCTGCATCAGTTCGCCTCCCAATCCAACGCGCGTGCAACCGACTTCGAAGGCTGGAGATCGTCAAGCCGCAGGAAGGTGAAACTGCCGCCGCGAAGCCAGCCGCCGGTGTCGATGTGATAGACGTTGCCGAGCACAGCAGGCCGGTTCAGCGGCGTATGTCCAACGACCACCGCTCGCATATCCGGAACTCCGGAGTGGTCTTCCGCCTGAATGCGATCGCGATTCCAAAGAACGGCATTCGTCACGCGCCGCAGTTTCGTTGCGCTGTCCGCGCATGCAAATGCCTGAATCATTTCCGACCAGCTTTTTCCGTAAATGTCAGCGTGCACAATCCCGACCAACCCACCTTCCGTCTCGACCTCGATCGCGTACGGCAGGGCGGCGAGCGCGTCGGCGACCAAGACTTGCGCGTAACGCGGCTTCTCAATTAGCCATGAGCCGCCGTTCATCATGTAGTGGTCGCGGTCACGGTTACCCGGCTCGACATAGCGGATTGCCATGTCTTCGTGATTGCCCTGCACTGCGTTGAACCACGGTTTGCTGATCCATTCGACGGCGTAAGCAGACTGCGGTCCGCGGTCGACGAGATCGCCGACCGAGAACAGACGGTCTATGCGCTCGTCAAAACGGATCGCGGCCAACTCGATCTCCAGCGCGGCGAAGCAGCCGTGGATGTCGCCGACGACGAAGTCGCGACCGGCGGTGTTGCGCGCAAAGCGCTGAACGTATTTCGTGATCAAGCGGCCTCCATTTCAATTCCCAACTTCCTCGCGCGCACAGGCTCCCAACGCTCGTACGCACGATCCCAAACATCGAACTTGACCTGTCTCGGCGTGCCGACGGTGTTCTGATCGATCCACCGATGGCACGGCCCGCAGCCAGGCACGGTGAATTTGTTGTCGGCCTTCATCGCACCGGCCTTGCCGTGACGGCTTTGATTCGAGTGACAGTCGACAACCGACTCATGCGACCAGCCAATCGAGCAGCACACGCCCGGCACGAGCAGGTAGCACTCTTCGCCGCGGCACGCGTCGATGAAGCGCTTGCCTTCCGCGACCGTCACTTTCTTCACGCGTCGCTTCATTCCTGCATGGCGCTCCAGCGTCCTGCGATCTGCCAGCGCGAACGGCTTCGGCTCTTTGCGCTTGAATGCCGTGCCGCGCGCCATTGGCGCAGTGCGCGGCTTGAATCCGGAGCGCTTCACGCATCGTCCTCAAGCAGTTCGGCGCCGCGAAAAGCTTCCGCGACCGCGTCGGCCACTGTCGCGTCACGATGCGCACGCCACCAGCCGTCGTACAGATAGCCTCCATCCGGATGGTTGACCCGGATGTACCAGAGACCGTCATCGTCTTTGCGCTCCACCCAGACAAGGTGCCCGCGCCAATATCCGCAGACCTCCGTCGCCTCTTCCTCAAAATTCACCGCCTCAGCACGCAGCAGTTCGATCGGACTGGGTTGGTTCACGCGGCCTCCGCTTCCGCCGGCGCGAGCACGTCAGCGCTTA